CAGCCATATTCGCATAAATGTGCCATACATTTATTTATGCCTTGCGGCCCAGCAATAGTATTATTTATCCAATAACCCAGGTCAAGGGTTGTGAATTATCAACATAGTTTTTGAGGTCTTCGATGCCTTGTTGCATAATGGCCAGGCCTTCGGCCTTCATTGCTGTGCCGTTTAGGGTGCCGCCTCCTTGTGGACCGGCGATCTGCCCAAATTTTTCACGAGCTTCACCGATTATAAGTTTGCAGTTGCCCACCATATAATTACGGATCCATTGTGTGATCTGTGGATCACTTAGTAAATTGAATTCTGGTTTGTAATTGTAGGTCCAAAGTAATACGCTTTCGCCTGTACCTTTTGGATCACGCATTAGTTGTAGTTTTTTGGTGGTTGGGTTAAATGTATAAACCATGTAAGCACCAAACATACGTCCAGCAAGCTCTACATATTGACTATAGAAATCGTAGGTGGCGAGTCCACCAGCCACATTAAAATTCATTAGGTAAACATTCAAACTGGCCTGACTGAACGGATCAAAATTTGACGCAAACGGGCCGGTGCTGTCACCAAATGTTCTGCGGAAGATCTGACGAACTGATTGTACTTCCTGGGGCAATGTATAGATGTTAACATTGGTAACCAGTTCCATGAAAGTATAACTTTCTTCGTAGGCATTTTCTGCCCGCTGGCGGTAGGTACCAATGGTGTTTCTGTAGGCTGCTTCAAAGTGTTCGGCATCTAACTCAAGATCAATGATCTGGGCGCCAAGTTGAAGGCTTACATATTTAAATAAATCTTGTTTTAGTGTGTCTAAGCTGTTTTCGGATTCTATACCCATTAGGAACTCCAGTTCCTATTATTTAGCAGTTTACCAAGCTCGCAGGATGATCAAATTAGGGTTACCGCGGCCATTAAACTTAACTTCCGTGGCTTTAATATTAGAGAACTCTCGACGAGCCTGGGGCTTTCCAGCGGTCATAATCACCTTTAACTGTTCCTGAGGTTTACGCAGTGTTTTTTGCATGGTTGTTAGGGCATCAAATCCCACAATGGCACTTCCTTTAACTGTAAAGGTTCCCACATGACTATCTGCCATGACATGGATTAGTCGGCGTTTAGCAGTATCATACAGCCACGCTTCGGACGAATTTACAAGTTTAGCCGGATTTTCAGATTTAAGGCCAAGTTCAGTAAATTCTTTAAGATACTTAAATTTGATGCTCTGGCGCTCTGGACTTACTGCTTTCTTGGCTCTAGGTTTGCGTTCTACTTTTTTTAGCTGTACATAACTGTTGCAGTCGTTGATCACCGTTTCGCAGAATTTGACACAGTTACGAAGTTGTAGTCGTGTAAGGTGGCTGTAGCCTTCAACTAGATCAGCGTCGGTACCTTCTAACACTTCGTTAAATTCTGCCAGGCGTAATTCCCATACAGCTGACACAGTACCGACCATATTGGGACTAATGTTCATACCACGCATTAGGGCAATGGGCTTAAAGTCTGCTGACATTTTAGCACCAGCTACAACAAAGTCGTCAAACATACCTTCAAGCTCGCCGCAACACTCACTGATTTTTTCACGTAGGTGGTCTTGAATTGTAAGTTTTTGTTGTGCCATTTCGCCGTCAGTTGCTTCTATCTTTTTAGCTTCTTGTTTTGATTTAAGCATCGCGCTGATTTGATCATCAATAATGCACTGTTCATGGTCTGTAAGTACCAAGCCAAGTAGGGTCATACGGCATACCCAAGCTGGCGTTACACGAATTTGGCTATCCGGAATACCACGCATTAGTCGAGCATCTTTAGGACGATGGTTGTGTTCTAAATAATGACACAGCATATCTTTGGCATCTCGTTTACCGTAGTGATAGCCATACCATTGGAAGGCTTTAGCAAAGGAAGAATTGCGATTTTCCTCTGTGGGTTGGAATTTCCACTCGGGTTCAAAGCCCACATACCGGGTTTCGGCACCCTTGGGATTTAGTCTTTTGATTTCGTTTGATTTGGCCATAGTCTTATTGTATAGGAAAGTTTGTGTAAGGTCAACCGAGCAGGCTGGCAAAGGTTATATGTTGTTCTAAATTAGTTAGTAAACTATCTACTGTTTTTACAAGTTCTCGGTAGCGGATGGATTCTCGGTGCATTCTGCGACATTCTACACTTTCCATATCGGCGGCCACAATGGCTTGATCTACGGCTCGTACCATTTTAAGTAGATCACGGCGAGCCACCTTGTTTTTGACCTGTGCTATGTGCTTTTCAGCACGATCTAAGCGTTGAAATAGTTCGTCCATTTTGTAATTATACGAGCTTTTGAATTACTAGTCAATCTAACCGCTAAATACTAGACTATGCCTAGATTAAGTATGTGGCGGGACAACCGCTCCTCAGATTACCAATTTATTGATCGTACTGTATCAGAAATGTATACTGTGGGAGGTCTTTCAATTTACGTACACAAGTATCTCGGTCCTCAAGGAGCCGGCACCGACAACGGCAATAATGACGCTACTATTCCAAATTATAATAGTACAAATCCGTTGTTTATCGAGGACTTATTACTTTTAGAAAACCGCGATCGTGTGTACGGCCCAGATGTTTTTATCATGCGTGGTGTATATCGCCAACAGGATGTTGATTTTGATCTAACACAATTTGGCTTATTTTTAAACAACGATACCCTGTTTATCACCTTTCATTATAATAATATGATAGACACCTTTGGGCGCAAGCTCATGTCGGGTGACGTTATTGAAGTGCCGAACTTAAAAGATTATCATCCACTGGATCAATCTATACCCAAGGCATTACCACGCTATTATGTAATTCAAGATGCTAACTATGCATCCGAAGGATTCAGTGTAACTTGGCTACCACACTTATGGCGTATCAAGGCCACCCCAATGGTCAATGCTCAAGAGTTTAGTCAAATTGTCAATCAACCGTTTGAGCCGGAAAATATTTGGGACGACGGTAACTTTTATCCTGCAGGAACAACAGTTAATTCAGGTAATGTCTATTATACAGCCAAGACAAATGTGCCACCTGGGACTCCTATCACCGACACCAATTACTGGACACAGATATTAAATCCCGCCACAGTTGGCGATAAAATGTCAACAAGGCCAAAAGATTTGGCCATCAACGATGCCTTGTTAACCCAGGCCTACAATGATGTACCGCTTAGTGGCTACGATAATGTTAAGTTTTATATTGTGCCTACTACACCCACAGGGGAGCCGGCTGCAGCTGGATTAACTGCTGATATGACCAGTCCCACTGTTGATGGTACACAACCAGGCGAAGGTATTAGTCCCAAAGGATTTGGATATCTATCTGGTTACTTAACTGGATCTACAAATACTCCAAATGGCTTGCCAGTTACACCTGGTGTACAATTTCCTCCAAACCCTGTACTAGGAGATTATTGTTTCCGATTAGATTATTTCCCAAATCGTTTGTTTAGATACAACGGTAAGGCTTGGTTGGCTATCTCCGACAATGTTAGAACCGATCTTGACTATGCCGATGGCGCATTAACACAACGGGCAAGTTTTGTAAACAATCCATACACTGTATCTACAACCGACATAGGAAATATACCAAGTCGCCAGAGTTTAAGTCAAATATTAGAAATTCAACCCGATAACGGTGATCAAGGTGGCCACTTGCCGCCTAACCCTAGACCTCCAGGACGATAATGGCACAGTACTTTTACGATTCTCAAATACGGCGTTTCTTGTTACAGTTTGCTAGAATTTTTAGTAACTTTGATGTCGAGTATGGTGCTAACGAAGCCGGCCAAGGTCCCGGCTCTACTGTAGATACACTCGTCCGTGTACCAGTGCGCTACGGTGATGCTAGTCGACAGGCCCAGACCATTATACAAAACAATTCAGCAAACGACATGCCATCAACCCCGCTGATGACATTTTATATCACTGATTTAAAATATGATCGTCCACGCATACAAGACCCAACTTATATAAGCAATGTACAGGTTAGACAACGCACATATGATGAGTCGACTAACAGTTACGAAACTACACAAGGTAATGCATTTACCATTGAACGATTAATGCCAGTACCGTATGAAATGACAATCGCCTTAGATATTTGGACAAGTAACACTAATCAAAAAATGCAACTGTGGGAACAAATTACTACATTGTTTAACCCTAGTTTAGAAATACAAAGTACAGACAATTACATTGACTGGACTAGTTTATCTGTACTGTATATTAAAGATTCTAAATGGTCAAGCCGTGTTATTCCAGTAAATGCGGATAATCCCATCGACATTGCTACGCTGACATTTACATTACCAATGTGGATTACTCCGCCAGCTAAGGTCAAAAAACTTGGTGTTGTTGAACGCATTATTGCGTCGGTATATGATGCTCAAGGCGATTTAAATAATGCCCTAATTAACAGTGATCTGTTGTTAGGCACAAGACAGGTGTTTACACCGTTTGGATATCAAGTATTGTTAATTGACAATAAATTACAAGCACTAAGACAGCAACAGGTAGTCGACGAGCCTAATACTAGTTTAACTCCTGCGGATAGTCCATCTAGTAATTTGTTATGGCACAATGTAGTTAACATGTACGGTACATTAAGATCTGGTATTAGTTATGTAACTTTAGAACAGCCAGATGGCACCGATGTCATGGGCTATGTATCATATGACCCAACTGATGATAGATTTTTATTGTTTAATATCAATGCTGGCTCAACACCAGCAGATACATTGCCGCCGGTGTTGTCTGTTATAGATCCAACTTGTAGTGGTCCGGGGGCAGGATTGCCCACACCTATACGGAATCAACGATATTTGTTTACTGAAGCTACCGGCTCATTTGAAAATCCTGCAGTAGATAATCCTGTAGTATGGCAGGGCGTCGATGGTCAACCCTTAGTTGCACACGCCAATGATATTGTAGAATATGATGGCAGTCAGTGGGTAGTTTTATTTGACAGTACATCGAGCCCTAACAATATACAATATGTCACAAACATTACTACAGAGTTACAATATCGCTGGACTGGTACTGCGTGGGTTAAGAGTTATCAAGGACTATATTCGGGAGGCGAGTGGTCGCTGGTTCTATAGCCGCCGTCGGAATTTGGTTTTATAGTGTAGATACTCACAGGTATCTATATCTCATGCGCGACGATCCAAAACATCCTAACACCTGGGGATTGCCCGGTGGCAAGGTCGAATCGGGAGAAACATTAATCGACTGTATCAATCGTGAGTGTACTGAAGAATTGGGTGCCATGCCCGAGTATATACGCTTAGTGCCGTTGGAAAAATTTACCACTGCCGACGCTGGATTTGCCTATAATACGTTTTTTTGTAGCGTGGCCACGGAGTTTACACCAGTGCTAAACAATGAACATATTGGCTATGCCTGGATTGATTCTGGAACATGGCCTAGGCCCATGCACCCTGGATTATGGTCAACTGTAAATTTTGAAGCGGTGCGTGATAAGATTTTAACTATGGAACTTACTGGTCAAACATCGCAGTAACTAATAAATTCTCTATAGGTAAGATTTTTAGAATTGCTGGCTTCCATCCATACATCGGGCATGTTAGTACTTTCGCCAACCATATAAAATACCACACCAGGATATGCATCCATAACTGTACGACAATGATTAATCCAATTTGAATTTTCTACCGGTGTTTCCTTATTGTATCCTAACATAAATATTTCTTGGTGTCCATCAAAGGCCGCAAGGTATAATATTTGAGCAATGTCTAATAAGTTTGGATTCTGTGGTATTAGATAAAATTCGCCTGGGTAGGCAATACAATTTCTTGGAGTGGTGTAAACTGTATTGGTCTCTTGATATTTGGTATTTAATATACTGTTAAGATTTGTTGTGTCGGTTTCTACCGTAAAATCCAAACGCATCTGCTGTGCAATTTCACCTACTCCATACGTTTGTAATTTTTTACTTCCTAATAGGCCACCACGGTGTCGTTGTAGTCGTGTGTAATCAAAGGTGCCTTGATCAAAGGTACTACCAATACAGGCCGCGCGACCAGAAATGTGTTGATTCTCGATGGGGTTAGCGATCCATTCGCGGTTTTCTATTTTTTTGCCAGCAGACCATCGTGATTCTATTATAACAAATTCGCCCGGGTAGTCTGTTCTATATCTTGCGTCCATTATATTTTGTCTGTTTATGTGTTACTATTTATTATCCGACTAGGGAACATATAGTCACGGGTAAATTTAATATCTGTAGCAGTTTCTTGTAGTTGTTTTTGTATGTCCGTGCCAACCAGTTCTGGATGTATCCACCAATCCTCGTAGCTATGTATGCGATTATAGGCTATATCGCCGGCGACCAACACATAGCCTTTTGATTGTAAAAAGATCCTGGACTTGTCTCGAATCGAAGTATCAACATAGTAATCGTGCTCAAAGGTAATTGTAGCAAATCTATATTGATCAAATGGAATACGTTTTAAAATATCAAAAGAATATTTAGGAGGATCACAATCAATTTGAAGATAATCAAAGTCGCCAACAAATCCCAACTCAGTGAGAAATTTTAAATAGTCAATTTTTGTAGCGTCTAAACAATAGACAAGATTATTTCTTTCAGCTGTAAATTCATTAACAACAACTTTATTAATATCTATCGAAACACCGGTCCACCCAAATTCAGTTTCTAGCAACGCTGTATTATTGTTTTTAAAAGGTTCTGCACACCCAATTTCTAAATAACGACCGTTTCGTTTACCATTGGTGGCCGATAAAACAAACATGTCTTGATAGCTTTGAGCATAATTCTTTTTAATAGTTTCTATACCGTTGAATTGAACTCGAGCATAAGGTTGCATCTCAGGTGTGTAGGCTGATGTTGTGTTTGGCCAACCTATGCTACCAATATTTCTATCAACAGCATTAGAAAATAATTCGTTCATAACGTAGCCGTATTTCAAGTCGTGCATGATTACTCGTGCTTCCTCGCAAAGTCCTACCCACCATGAAGCTACACCTTTTTGAAATAGCAGTGCGTACTTTCCTGGATATTGTACATCAGTGGTCAATGGATCAATGTCAAAGTCACAAGAATTTAATCCAATACAAGCCATGGTATAGGAATCTTGCCATTCTCTATTAAATTCGTGCAAGCGACTGAGTAAAAAATATGCTTCTGGACGACGTGGAAGCAGACTAATGGCTTTTTGTAATAATACTTTTTCTGTGCGGTCTCTTGTGCGTTGGCGTTCAAAACATAATGCACATCGCAACAACGCTTCGTATTGTTCTACGTCAGTGGTTGACCGTTCAGCTGTGCGCAGGTAAAATGATATTGCAGCACCAGTCTGTCCTAGAGATTCGTATTCTTGTCCCAGTTCAAAGTTAGCAACAGAACTTTCTGTGTTATTAATGTAGTTTAGCAAATGTTTCATTTGTAAAAATTAACTTTCTGTTTTGTGGGAGTTACACCATTCTCACAATAGTTACAAAGATCATAACAGGACTGTGCCTTTGGTATTACTTCTTCATACGATTGTTCATACAAATTGCCTAGCACATGGTCTAATCCATAATCCATACAGCATAAAGTAACTTGTCCGTTTGGTAATAATACATTATGATATAAATGCTCTACACACCCACAGGTTCTATTTTTATCTTCGTGATAAACGGCATTCCAGCGGTCGCGAAGATTAACCAACTGTGGTTTTACCAAACTTTCTCTTACTAAATTACCAGCACGACTCCACATTTCGTAACTAGGTGCCCAATCAAACAAATGTTTAATACTTGAATGTATTTCTTTGCCCATGGTCATAGTTGAAAAATTTTGTATGCGATGATTATTTTCTTTGAGCCATTCTAAAGTTTTAATATAGCCAGGTGTAATAGGATGTCTAGCTAACATTTCGCTGTCGGGTAAATGTAGTACAAATCCTCCATTGGGGTTACCAGCATATGGTACATGAGCAATGGCTTCTAGATCCTCAATGCTTACTCCTACTCCGGTGGTAAACACACTAATAGGATGTCCTTGCTTGTAAGCATACAACAACATATCAGTGCAGTGCTTGTTCATCCACGGCTCGGTAAATCCAGCAAAGGTGATGCGTACATCAGTGGGCACTCGATCAACCAATGTTTTAAAGTTATCAAGTGTAAGTATGCGTTCGCCGGTATAGACTTTTTCCAAGGTGCGTTGCGGACAAAACACACAGTCCACCACACAACCTTTTTCTGGAATAATAGTAGTAATTTCTAGTGTGGGTGCTGGCCAATGTTGCCATTTTTTTAAATCAGTTGCCGCAGACTCAATCACAGGTGCAGTAGGAGTACGATTGTCAATGTAAAGATTAATAGCACTGTAATTTTCTATAAACTCATCAGTCCATAGCCAATGTTTGATATCTACATAATCCAAAGATAGCACTTGGTGGGTTGACAACCGTTTAAGGTAAGTATCTCTGAAATGTTTGAATTTGGACTTTTGTTCAGCAGTGTGTAAATGAAACTCGCCGGCTATTTTTTTAACATTGGCCACAATCCAATCAAAATGCTTGTCGGTAAACACATCATACTCAGCACCTTCGCAGTCAGTTTTGAAAAAGTCTATGTGTGAGATTTTATTATCTGCTAGTAGTTTAGCAAAGGTAATGGTTTCAACCGATACTCCGTCAGTTCCGTCGCTGATTTCTATTTTGTTCTCATCAAACATTCCACATAACTTGTTAATGCCATTTTTATCAGCCAGGCCAGCATTTATTGTTACCACCGAGAGATCAGTATTCTTTGTATTTTTTACCAAAGTTTGATAAAGATCTTTTTCAGGCTCTAGACAATAGACAATAGCCGGGTTTTGATCTTTAATAGCTTCTACAAACGGCCCTACGCTGGCTCCCAGGTCTAACACTACATCACCAGCTTCTACCAAAAAATACTTCTGATATACATTGTCAACAAACAATTCTTGTTTTACTGTGTTGTGGAACCAAGGGTTGTTGGCAATTTTCCCCCAGTCAAATTCAGTTGCGGAGTTACTCCATAACACTTCTTCCAGGGTTGCTCGAGGAATTTTTAATATAAATGCACAGTTATCTTGATAGCCAAAACTTACTAACAAATCATCACCAAGGAAAGTAGCTCCACAACAAAATTCAATGTCAGCTTTCATAAAACTAAAAGCATTGGTGTACCTTATTAAGTTCCACTCACGATCCCAGACAATGAATCTATGTTTGTAGGCTGCATCCTTTTCACCAGTTTCACTTTTAAATAGATCAACTTCATGTATCAGTGCCAAATAGTAATCACCGTACGGAATAACCTGTGACCCACCTCTAAAGTCTGGTACTCCAGGAATAACTTTATTCTTGTCAAGATGCACTGTGGTTGTTGTTCCGGTGGCAACATCGTAGCGTACAACTTCAGTTGGGTTGGTCCATTTTACATAGTGATATGGTTGATCTAAAATAGGCATCCAGTTTTTTTCGCAATATGTATCGTTAGCGCCGGGTGCAGGTAGTCGCATACGCTTGGTTTCTTTGACAACGTCTGGTCTAACAAATAGTTCGCTGAGCTCCATCCGGCCTTGCCCATTGGTAGTAGTATCTCTACGAACTCCACAAAGGTATAGTTTACTGGCCCAACGCACTAGCCTGGCATCTTCAAGTCCAACAAACTCCCAAATTGGGTCAACATCAAGTTTAGTAGTATCAACTGACGTTACATATTTTATAGATAAGTCATCATTTAAAATACAGAGATAATTCCACGTTCGAAGATTACGATCATTTTCTGGATGAAGATACTGTAACGGGCCGTATTCGTGTTGAAATTTCTTATATTCTGAATGATACAGTGTATAATTTACGTGTCGCAAATTTACTAAAATATTTTTTCCATCTAAGTAAATGGATGGATTCATAAGACCGGTGCCGTTGGTTATTTCGGCTGGAACTATTAACGGATGTATGCTACCGCCAGCATCTATGGCTATTTTAGCCAAACCAAATTTTTGTATTTGTTTGTTGAGAGTCATATTTAACTATACTATCATTTATAACAAAATGCAATGATAGTATAATTTTTAAGGATTACAATCGTCCTACGACAACTTCAATAATGCCAGGTTTGGTATTATCGTAATCTTCAACAGCTTTACCAATAATAACCCCTGGGCGGTACTTGGTTAGGTCTATTGCAACGGCTATACCGGGTAAATCACTACTAGCTAAACTGTCGCCTTTTTGAATCTTCCCAACTACGCGACATGGAACACGTCCACTGAGAGCCAATGCTATTACATTTTCGCCCAATAATCCATTATTCATGACATGGGCTGGATTTGTGGATACCACGCCAGCGATTCTAAAATCGTGTGATTCTTTGGTTATAGTAACTTCAGCATCACCGCCAAATGCTAATACGGTTCCAGGTTCATACTTAGCATCAGCGGCGTACATTTCAGCCAAGTCGGCATATCGAGCTGTTGTAGCTGTTACTGTAAGCACGTTTGTAGCAGCATCTAAACTGAATGCTGTGGCAGCAGTTCTTACACTTGGTGTTTGGTTAGACCCAGCGGCTGCAACCATTACAGGATAGAATGTACCAGTAGCTACGGCTGTAGCATTAATCGCTGTACTTGGACCGGCAGTGCCTTGACTACCTGTGGTACCTGTGGTTCCTTGTGATCCATTTGTTCCAGCAGTGCCCTGACTACCAGTGGTACCTGTGGTTCCTTGACTACCTGTGGTACCTGTGGTTCCTTGTGATCCATTTGTTCCAGCAGTGCCCTGACTGCCAGTGGTACCTGTGGTTCCTTGACTACCTGTGGTACCTGTGGTTCCTTGTGATCCATTTGTTCCAGCAGTACCTTGACTGCCTGTGGTACCTGTGG